CGCCACAACTCTCGGCATTGCGGGCATGGACGGCATATCGGGCGTAGCGACAGATGGCTTCACGAATATGCTGGACATTGATTCAAACAACAACAGCCTATTCAGCAGTATCTGGTCTAGCTATCAAACGTCCATACAGAATCTGCTTGACTCGATCCCGACCTGCACGGCTTCAGTTGCGGCAGACGGCTCCACATCAACTAGCTGTAACTGAGCATGATCACAATAAATAGATTTGCATATCACCCGACAGGGACGTTGGGTGTTATGACAATCCCCGCAAACAAAGTTCATAAGTTCTACACCATTGAGCGCCCTTGGCTGGACAACAAGCCGTTCGAGTCTTGCATCCCGCTGGGGGAATACTCGCTCAAATGGAAGGAGTCTCCCAAATTCGACTGGTGTTATGAGGTCGAGAAAGTCGAAGGCCGCACCCATATTTTGATTCACGTTGCTAACTACCCAACCGACGTGGTCGGGTGTATTGGCCTCGGCGAATCCCTAATGGGGGACCGCATCGCTGTAGGAAATTCTAGAGCGGCGATGGCGGCGTTTCATGATGTCACGGGGGGCAGGCCTTGGCAGTTACGAATCGCGAATGCGCCGTATGCGGCGTTAAAAAGCCCCTAACCGATTTTCCCCTCCACGGAAGGGCTAAATACCGCAAGCGAACTTGTGCTGTTTGCTATAGGGCAAAAAAAGAAACTTACAAGTCTTCGAGTCCCGAGGCCTATCTATTTACTCGGCTGAACAACAAGGCCCGCAAGGTAGAGGTCAGCATTACCAAAGAAGATCTGCGGGCGATGTGGGATGCGCAACACGGAAAGTGTGCCATCACGGGGATGCACATGACCTACTACCCCCGCCGGATGAGAGATTCGACGGGACTGAACGCATCGGTAGACAGGATCGACCAGAGCAAAGGTTATGAGAAGGGCAACGTCAGGCTGGTTTGTTACAGGGTAAACCTTATGCGTCATTCGGGGGAAGACGCTGACTTGCTGTGGTGGTGCAAGCAAATCATACAGGGGCTAGAGGGTGAATGATCAGGAGCTAATGGAAGCGGCACGGGTATTTAAATCAGACTTTCCCGTGTACGCAAAAAACGTCCTGAAGGTCATCAACAAGGAGGGCGAGCAGGTTCCCTTTAAGTTGAACGACGGCCAGAAGATGGTTCATCAGCAACTGGAACAGCAACTCAAGGAGCAGGGGAAGATACGCGCCCTGATCCTGAAGGCGAGACAGGTAGGGATCTCAACGTATGTGGAAGGTAGATTCTTCTGGAAAATTACGCAGACGCGGAATGCCAATGCGTTCGTTCTTTCGCACCTTGCGGAATCGACTAACGCGATTTTTAACATGGTGCGCTCGTTCTACGATGGCGTTCCTCACCCAGCTTTCAAGCCAAAACTCAGTAGTCAGAGTGCCGCCACCCTTGTCTTCGATGAGATCAACTCGCGATATCGAGTGGGTACAGCACGATCAACTCAGACAGGGCGAGGACAGACTAACCGCTTTGTCCATGGATCGGAGGTCGCCTTCTACCCGCAGGGAGCAGACATCGTAGCCGGTTTGCTACAGACGGTCGGTGGTAACGGCAGTGAGGTGATCCTTGAATCCACCGCTAACGGGGCGGGCGGCTGGTTCTACGACCAAGTCATGAAGTCCCTTCGCGGCGAGACAGACTGGATTACCTGCTTTGTTCCTTGGTATGCCATGCAGGAGTATCGCGCCAAGGTGCGCCCGTACTTCGAGCGGACCAAGGATGAGGAGCAACTGGCGGCTAAGTACGGGCTGGATGATGAGCAACTCCAGTTCCGCCGCAACAAAATGGACGAACTGGGCGGGCATGATCTGTTCAGACAGGAATACCCAACCACTCCGATTGAGGCGTTCCTTACGTCAGGCCGCTGTTTTGTGGAGGAGGATGTTCTCGCTGACGCGGAAAGAGAGTGCTACACCCCTGACTTCATTGGCGAGTTCCGCAGTGACGGGATGTCCGAGCGCTCCTCCGGCCCTTATCGGGAGTGGCATCCGCCCAACCCAGACGACTCATACGTCATTGGTGTAGACGTTGCGGAGGGCTTGGCATACGGGGATTACTCCGTGGCGCAGGTACTGGACTCGCGTGGTAGGCAGGTTGCTTGCTACCACGGCCACATCGATCCGTGGGAGTGGGGCAACATCGTCGGGATGATTGGCCAGCGGTACAACAGCGCCTACATCATCGTCGAAAGAAACAACCACGGACTGACTACGCTCCGCCGGTTGCAAGAATTGAATTACCCGTCCCTATTCGTTGAGAGTTCTGTGGATGGTGCATACGGGGACCGCATGACGAAGCGCGGCGGTTTCCTGACTACGAGCAAAACTAAACCGTTAATCATCGACAACCTCGCCGCGTTACTTCGGCAGAGGGATTCTGGCATTGCAGACCTTGAGTTAATCAAAGAGTTGCGGACGTATGTTATTGACGAAAAAGGGACTACCAATGCTCAAAACGGCTGTTATGATGATAGGGTGATGGCCTTTGCCATTGCCCTCCACGGATTGGCTTCAATGCCTCGACCTAAAGTTTTGCCGGTCGGCAGGCGCTTCAAAACTGTTGACACCGTGGTGGGATGGTAATGGACGAATACCTCGAAGAGGGTGTCGGGTTTGATGTTGAGAATCCGGACGGCACTCAAGAGTCAGAATTGCAATCGCTCGGTGCAAGGCTTATGTCCTTGTTCATCGAGTACAAGGATGCCCGTAGGGAAACTGAAGATGAGTGGATCAAAGATCTGCGTCAGTTTTCTGGGCAATACGACCCCAGCACCTTAGCTCGTCTGGAAGAAGCTTCCGGATCCCGAAGCAAGGTCTTTGTTGGACTCACTCGCACAAAAGTTATGGCCGCGTACAGCAGGCTTGTGGACCTGTTGTTTCAGAGCGGTGACGCATTTTTTGGCGTAGAGCCTACCCCTCGCCCTAGCATCAACCCGCTCAAGCGGGCTGAGATGCAACAGATGTTGATCCAAAACATCGTTCAGTTTGGTCAGGGACAGCCAGAAGAAGTTATCCGTCAGGTGCTGGCGGAAAACGAAGAGGCTATCCGCAAGGGGCTACAAGAGCAGGAAGAGCGTCTGGCCCTGATGGCTTCTGAGGAAATGCAGAAGGATATCGAAGACCAGCTAATTGAAGAGAATACTGAGCAGAAGATGAAGGAGGCCATTCTTGAGGCCTGCATCTTTGGCTCCGGCGCTGTTAAATCAGGCACAGTGAAGATCGACCGAGTTCAGTCCTACCAGCGGATGGAAGACGAAATGGGCCGGTCTACCTACGCGATGGTTATGGAAGAGCAGGCGCGTCCCGAGATTGAGTCGGTGTCGATCTTTGATCTGTATCCCGACCCCTTCTGCACCAGCCTTGAGGATTGCCACGGAATGTTCCGTCGCCATGTCCTTACGCGGAGGCAGTTCCGAGAGTTGGCGGAGACTCCAGCTTTTGACACGGAAGTCATTCTCGCCATGTTGCGGGATCACAGAACGGGAAACCATGAAGAAGAGGATCACGAAAGGACTCGCCGCCAAATCGCTGGTATTAATGAGCATGGCGATTCCAAGCGGTTTGAATTGCTGGAGTTTTGGGGATCCATTGATGGCTATGACCTTAGAGAGGTTGGAGTCGAACTTCCGGAGGGTTCCGACCCCAGTCAGGACTTCGACGCGAATATATGGATTGTCGCGGGTAAGGTCATTAAGGCCTCTCTGAATCCGGTCAAAGGCTACCGAATTCCTTACAACATCTTCCCGTATGAACGCACACCTCACCAGTTCTGGGGTGTAGGTGTTCCGCGCATGATGCGTGATTCACAGCAAACCATGAATGCGGCGACCCGCATCTGGCTAGACAACATGGCCCTGTCTTCGGGTCCGATGGTTGAGGTCAACACTGACCTGCTCGCGGCGGGTGAAGATCCAACCGATCTCCACCCGTGGCGAGTCTTTTTACGCTCGGGAGGAGACGGGTCCATGCCAGCGGTCAGGTACTATCAGCCTGTCGCTAACGCCAACGGCCTGAATCAGATTATCGAGATCTTCCGGCGCTTTGCTGATGAGACGACGTCACTGCCGTCGTACACTCACGGCGAGCAAACGAAGAGCTTAAACAAGACGGCGACGGGCATCTCAATGCTGATGGGAGCGGCTAACGTAGCGCTCAAAAGCACCATCAAAAACATTGACGATTTCCTCATACGCCCTATGATTGAATCATTGTTCCACTTCAATATGGAGTTCGGAACAAATGAGCGAGCGAAGGGCGACCTCAAGGTCGTAGCTCGCGGTAGCACCGCACTTGTGCAGAAAGAAGTGCAGAGCCAGAGACTTCTTCAATTCCTCTCTCTGGTTTCAAATCCCATGGACTCTCAGCTAGTTGATCGAGGCAAGCTCCTGCGTGACATCGCGCAGAGCATGGACATCGATCCTGCTGACGTTATCAAGTCTGAGGAACAGCTAATTGCCGAACAACAAGCGCTATTACAGCAACAGCAAATGCTCGCCGCGTCAGGCGCGGGCGGTCAAGGTGTTGGCCCTGACGGAGGAATGGCCCCTCCTGATGGAGTTGCTGGCGGAGCGATTGGCTGACGCTCAGACCAAATTAGAGTCTGCGGATAAAAACAATTTTAGGTTCGAGCAAGGTCGGGTAGCCGAGCTACGCGAAATGCTTGAGCTAGAACAAGCCGCTGAAGCGGTAATCGATGCGGAGCGGTCGCTGAGAGCGCGGCCCCCAAGCATCGACTGACGGACACCCCTAACAGGAACCGGAAGATGAGAGTAGATCCAGCAAAACTTGAAGCGGAAGCACAGGAGTTAATCGCCCAGATCAAAGGTGAAGTTCCGGCCCCTCAAGAAGAGGAAACGCCAGAGGAAGTTCAGCCGGAGGTTGAGGCACAGGCACCCGAAGAGCCAACGGAAACTGCCGAAGAACCTGTGGAGGCTCCCGTCGAAGACGAGCGCGGCGAATTGTCCGAGACGGAGTTAGCCCTGAAAAAGGCTGACGAACGCTACAAGAATGCACAAAGGAAGATGACTCAGGCAACAACTGAGGCCAAAGAACTGCGACGTTTGCACGAGCAGACAATGGCTGAGTTGAACAACCTGAAGCGTCAGCTTGCAGAGAAAGACGTCGATCTGGAGAAGTTGAAGCAAGTCAGGGAAGAGTACCCAGACCTAGCGGCACCAATTCTGGATGCGATGGAAAGGACGCAAGCACAAGTTGCCGAGACCAATGCGGAGATTGAACAACTCCGGCAGGTGAGAGATCAAGAGGTTCAAGCCAAAGCGCAAGAACAACACATGGCTCTCATTAGGGAAGCTCACCCAGATCTGGACGACATCGTTCAATCGGGAGACTGGGCTGACTGGCTGGAGGTACAGAACGACGAGATGCAACGCTACGCTGAGCGCGGAAACGTGCCAGAAGTTGTTTATCTGTTGAACAAGTTCAAGAGCGACATTGGTTTCCGTCAACCGACGCCGCAAGAGCGGGCATTGGAAAAGGCGAAAGCGGCGGCAGAGCCAAAGCTCCCTAAATCCAGAAAGCCCGATACTGGTGCCGGACAAAAAATCTGGTCTCGGGCGGAAATCAATGCGATGTCTCTGAAAGACTGGGAGACTAACCAAGACGCAGTGATGGAAGCGTGGAGGCAAGACCGAATCCGGCGTTAATACAACTCTTGCATAGAGGTATTTAACGATGGCTATTGGTGCATCTGGCTCTGGAGCGGCGTTTACTTACGCGGCCAATCAGGGCGGCTTCATCCCAGAAGTCTTTTCAAAACTGTTGCAGGCGAAGTTCTACAAGACTTCTGTACTTCCTGCTATTTCTAACACTGACTACGAAGGCGAGATCTCTGGTCAGGGCGACAAGGTTCACATCCGAACCGTGCCCGCAGTAACTGTTGCCGACTACACTGGTACTGTCAGCTATGCTGATCTGACCACCAGCACGGTCGAGTTGCTGATCGATCAGGCCAAGTCGTATGCGTTCAAGATCGACGACGTTCTGTCTGCGCAGGGCGACATCGATATGCTGGCAGAGGCTTCTAAGGACGCCGCTGAAGCTATGCGTATCGCGGTCGAGACTGACGTTCTGGCTAACGTCGTAACTGGCGCAACCACTATTGGTTCTCAGACTACGATTACGGCAAGCAACATCCTTACCAACATCCTTGACATTGCTAAGGATCTGGACCAGTTGAACATCCCTGAAGAGGGTCGCTTCATCGTTCTTCCTCCCAGCATGATCTCTCTGCTCAAGCAGAGCGAACTGCGTCAAGCGTACTTGACTGGGGACTCAACCTCGCCTCTCCGTAACGGTCAGGTGGGTCAGGTAGACCGCTTCACGGTTTACCAGAGCAACATGCTCTACACCCCATCGTCTGGTGCTGATGCTACTTACACCCACGTTCTCGCGGGTCACCCGAAGGCAATCACGTTCGCCTCTCAGTTCACCAACACTGAGACCGTTCGTCTTGAGAGCACTTTCGGCGACGGCGTTCGTGGTCTGAAAGTTTATGGCCGCAAGGTCGTAACTCCAGACTGCCTCGCTGTAGGTAAGTGGAAGGTCTAAGGACTGAGTAGGGGGAGGTCTTCCTCCCCCTTTTCACTTTAAGGAGAGGAAAGTGGAACAAGAGAAGACAGAGAAGGACGATCTGTACATCGAGGCCAAAGAAGAGTTCAACGTCACGCTGGATAGGCGAGCGACGTTAGCAGACCTTCAAGACCAAGTTGACAGGCTCCGCAAGAATGGAAAAAAGCCGGAAAAGGTTTTGCCTGCAAGGATGCCGAAGAAACTTCGCAACGTCGTAACCGGAAACATCTTCGATTACGACCCGATCTTTGCAAAGAATCCCGATCTGGAAGTCATAGAATGGGAGGTGGCGGATGGCCACGACTAAGGTAGCAACCTTAATAGATACAGCAGGGATCATCCTTCAGGACACGTCCCAAGTTCGCTTTCCTCAAGCGGAGTTGATGACCTTTCTTAACGATGCTCAGCGAGAGATCGTTCTACACAGGCCCGATGCAAGGACAGTAAACGGGAACATGACGTGTGTTGCTGGTAGCAAGCAGTCTATTCCAGCCACTGGCCTTCGCCTAATCGATGTCGTTCGTAACGATGCCGGTCGCGCAATCACCCAGATTGATCGCAAGATCTTGGACGAAACCCTTCCCGACTGGCACAACACTGCGGCGGATGCCACCAAGAAGATCGAGCACTTTGTTTACGATCCGGCTGACCCCAAAAATTTTTACGTTTATCCAAATGCCACTTCCAGCATGGATATCGAAATCATTTACAGCACAGCGCCATCAGACATCACTTACACATCTACGGTGACGATCACGCTGGATGACATCTACGCCAACGCGATTCTGGATTACATGCTGTACCGCGCATACCAGAAGGACAGCGAGTACGCAGGTAACGCTGAGCGCTCGATGATGCACTACCAGTCATTCGCCAATGCGCTGGGCATCAAGTCCAGAGCAGATGCCGCGATTGATCCAATGCCTAACAACCCTGATCGCAATGCGCAGAGGATGTAATAGTGAAGTATCTGGATATCGCAGAGTACGTCCGAACGGAAGCTCACGGCGCTCCTGACTTTGTCATAGAGAGGGCTATCCGAGAGTCTGCTATCGAGTTTTGTGTCAAGACTGATGCTTATCGTCTTGAGCCTGAGATTGTTCAGATAATTGCTGGCATCGACGAGTATGACCTCACGATTCCAAGCGGAACAGAGCTAAACCACATTATCGATGTTTATCGGAACAGGGAGGCGTTGCGCCCAGTTTCTTATTCGCGATTGCTTGAGGTTCAAGGCGACGGCACTCAAAAGGCCAAGCCAAGGTACTACGCGCAGAGGGACAACACTGTCTTCTATGTGGCTCCAGTGCCTAGTGAAAAAGAATCCTTGAAGGTTCTTTATTCGGTCAAGCCAACTTCATCCTCCACGACTATTCCAGACACGATTGGCTTGGAGTACCGAGAGGCCATCGTTCACGGTGCAATCTATCGCCTTCAAATGATGTCTGATCAGCCTTGGTCGAACATGGGGGCCGCTCAGTCGAACAAAGGATTGTTCGATCAAAGGACGGCGCAAGTCGTTCGTGAAGTTAAATATGGATATGGCGGCGGAGCCTTAACAGTTAAGTCGAGGGCGTTTATCTAATGGCGTATTCAGAGACTATCAATCTCGTTGTTGGGGACACGCTTCCCGAGCTAACCATCACCCTGAAAGACAGCAACAGAGCGGCTATTGGTGCCACTCTAGACGAGGCTGACAGTAGCACATGGCGACCGATTAACCTGACTGGATCGACTGTGCGACTTCGTATTCGCCAGCTTGGTGAGACGACAGTTAAATCAACCTTAACCTGCACCGTAACCGAGCTAACAAACGGCAAGGTGACGACCGACTTCCCAACAGGGACTCTTGATACCGCAGGAATTTTTGAGGCCGAAGTCGAAATAACAAATTCTGCTGGCGGAATACAAACTGTCAACGATCTCATCAAGCTCAAGATCCGAGACGACTTTGACTGATGATTAAGTTATTTCTCTCATACCAGCTACCTCGGGCCAGCATCACTACGGATATAGTGAAGCTCCGTTTTTCTGTTGAGTATGAGAACACCAAGCTTGTAGACGTCGCACTGGATCCATCCACCCTGAATAGATATTTCAGGGACGAT